CTTCCGGCTGACTCCCGCACCGCTACTGCCACCGGCACCGGTTTCGATCTGCAAGGCTCGAACGATGCTGAAGGCGAAGCCATCGTGGTTCTCGACTGCGAAGCTGGTAGTGGCACCACCCCTACCCTGAACGTCAAGCTTCAGGATTCTGAAGACAACTCTGCTTGGGCAGACATCACCGGCAAGACCTTCACCCAGGTGACTAGCGCTGCTGCTGCCTTCGAGAAGATCAGCATCAACTCCAACGATGTGCGCCGTTATGTGCGTGCTGTCGGTACTCAAGCTGGCACCAGCCCTGTGTTCGTGTACGGCGTCTCGCTGGTTTACAGCAAGAAGTACGGCAACTGATCCTGATGGCGTTTCCTGAACTGCCAGATGCTTTCCTGAACGAGTTTGGCGTTACCTGCCAAATTGGTGCTGGCACTGCGTTTCTTGGCATTCTGGATTCGCCTATGGATGTGATCGCGGGCGGTATGGCGCTGTCACGGGAGTACTTGCTTACGGCAAAGACTTCTGATGTCAGCACTGCCGCTCGCGGCACTTCTATTACGGTTAATTCCGTGTCTTACACCGTGCGTGAGAATCGCCCTGTTGATGACGGTGTTTTTTCAGAACTACTATTGAGCAAAGTCTGACTTTGAGGTCATGAGCAGCGTCTTCAAAGTCAACACCAGAGCGAATTGGGCGGCATTAAATCCTGTGTTGCTTCCTGGTGAAGCCGCCATTGAAACGCAGACAAATAATCTCAAGATTGGAGATGGTGTTTCAACTTGGAGCCGGCTTCCGTATTTTTCTGCTCCTGTTTATTGGGGTTCGTTTTGGGACGAGACCTCGCAAACCGCAACTGCCAATACGCCAACCGAGATTTACTTGAGGCAGCGTGATACCGGAAGTCGAGGCGTTCGAATTGTTTCAAATTCGCGCATTACTGTTGATCACGCTGGTGTTTACAGCATTACGTTCTCAATTCAGTTCAGTAATACGGACAACAGCATTCACGATATCAACGTTTGGTTGCGCAAGAACAACGAAGGCAGCGCTGGTAACGTGCCGGCTAGCGACAGCCGATTCAGCATCATCGCAAAGCATGGCAACGTTGACGGCAACGTGATCGGCTGCGTCAATTTTGTGTTGCCAATTGTTGCCGGTGATTACTTGGAGTTGATCTGGGCAACATCAAACGTTGCTGCCTACATTCACGCTGAGGCAGCAGCCACCAGTCCTTACGCTCACCCGAGCATCCCTGGTGTTGTCTGCACTGTCGTCCAAGTCGCTTCCGCCTGATCATGGCTGACACCCGCCGAGAATTGATCCTGGCTCGCATCAAGAGCAACCTTGACACGATCACAGGCGCAACGGTCTACAGGAGCCGTGTAGAGCCTCTGGCGCGGGGTGAGGTGCCTGCTGTCATCGTCGAGCCTGTCAACGATCAGCCGATCGACACCAACTTCTACGACAAGTTGGATTGGACGATGCGGGTGCGGATCACGACGATTGTGCGTGCTGCAGTCCCTGACGACGATTCAGACACGTACACACAGCAGGTGCATGCCAAGTTGATGGCAGATCAGACTGTCAACGGTTATGCGCTTGACTTGACGCCTGATCGAACTGACTTCAGCCTGTATGAAGCTGATGTGCCTTTGGGTATCATTAGCCAAGACTTCCTGGTGCGATATCGCACAAGCAGGACTTCTCTAACTACCGCGTGACACCATGGCTAAGATTGAAAAGGAAGTTCCCAATCCCGGAGTGGGCGGCAGCTATTTGTTTGACCCGAAATCTGGGAAACTTACACTGATCACAGAACCCGCTGCTCCCACCAACGATGGCACTGACACGGAAGAAGTTTCTGATCGCGAAGATTGAAACCACCTACGGGACTGACCCCAGCCCTGTTGGCGGTTCTGACGCGGTGCAGGTCACCAATCTGGAACTGACTCCGATTGAGTCGGACAACGTCCAGGCTGCAGCATTCCAAGGATTCCTTGGTAACAGCACTCGCGGCACCTTGGTTGCCAACAAGCGTGTGAGCGTCACCTTTGACGTTGAGCTGGCTGGTTCCGGCACTGCTGGTACAGCTCCTGCCTTCGGTCCCCTGCTCAAGGCTTGCGGCCTGAGTCAGACCGTTGTTTCTTCTGTTTCGGTCACCTACGCCCCCGTCAGCAGCAGTTTTGATTCGGCAACGATCTACTGCTTCTACGACGGCACCCAGCACAAGATCACTGGTGCTCGCGGCACGGTCAGCTTCAACATGACTGCTGGTCAGTTCGCTGTTGCCAGCTTCAACTTCATCGGCATCTACAACGCCCCTGACAACACTGCCCTGTCCGGTTCGTTCACTGTTGCCAACCAGGCTGCTGCTCTGGAGGTCAACGACACCAACGTGACCACTGCCACCTTCCACGGTGTGACCAGCTCACGCATCGAGTCTTTCGATCTTGCCCTGAACAACGAGCTGCTGTACAAGGAGACCGCTTCCAACAAGGAAGTGCTGATCACCAACCGCGCCCCTGGTGGTACGGCCGTGCTCGAGGCTCCTGCGATCGGTACGACCGACTTCTTCGCCAAGGCCGTTGCAGTTGCCACTGGCAGCACCAGCCTGGTCCTGGGCGCTACTGGCGGCAACATCGTGACTGTCAACGCAGCTCAGACCGATATCACCGGTTGCAGCTACGCTGATACTAACGGCGTCATTGCGCTGTCCATGCCGTACCTGGCTCTGCCTACCACGGCTGGCAACAACGAGATGTCGCTGGTCTTCACCTGATCCCTGTCATGGCATTCGTCCTCAAGAAGACTGCGTCGTACAAGTGGCCTGTCACGGTGGAAACACCTGTAGACGGCGGCAAGTTTGACAAACAAACGTTCGATGCAGTCTTCAAGAAGATGAGTCGTTCTGCCTTCAACGATCTTGTTGATAAGGGCGATGATGCCTTGATCGATGGGATCCTTGAAGGTTGGGACGGGATCAAGGATGAGGATGGCAAGGAAATCCCGTTTACGCAGAAGAACAAGAAAGAGCTGTGCGATGACCCGTATGTCATCAAGGCTCTGATCCAGGCTTATGCCGATAGCGTGACTGGAGCGCCGGCAAAAAACTAAAAAGCGCCGCTGAGTACTGGGCGAAAGGTGGCGTTGTCGATGAACGTGAAGCTGACCTGCTGGCGCTAGGGGCAACGGCAGAGCAGGTTGCTGCGGCCAAGCTTGAAGCGGTTGAGCAGCACTGTGAGGTATGGGAGGAGAATTGGGAGATCGTGTTGATGTTCACGAGGATGTCAACGCAATGGCACACGAGTATGGCGGGATTGACAGGGCTGAACTACCCGAGTTTGGAATGGCTCTGTAAGCTGTATTCAGTCAAGGACCCTGTCGCCATGTTTGAGGGCGTGCAGGTGATGGAAATGGCCGCCTTGTCCGTCCTGAACAAGAAAATCAAATGAGCCAAGTCACGGAACTGCTAGTCAGGATCAAGCAGCAAGGTGACGAGCAGCTCACCAGGCTTCAGAGCAGCCTGAAAGGCGTTGCGCAGCAGACTGCAGCAGCGAATGTCAACTTCAAGGAAGTATCTGCAGAACTGAAGAAGATACAAAATACATCAACGCAAAGCATCAATAACCTGAAAGGGTATTCAAGTGCATGGCGTGAGATTGCCAATAGCGTTGACGTAGCCAGCAATGAGTTTCGTCAGGCTACTGCCGAGGCTGATCGTCTTGATAAGAAGCTGGCCGAGATTCAGGGCAAGCAGATTGGCGGCAGAGGCGGCCGTGGCGGCATTGGCAAGGCTGCGCAGATTGCGGGCACAGTCGCGGGTGCAGGCGTCTTTGGCGGCTTTGAGGGTGGCGCTGGTGCGTTGATTGGCGGCATTGTTGGCGGCGTCCCTGGAGCGATTGTTGGCGGTGGCATTGGTGCGCAGGTTGGCGGCACTCGGCAAATGCTGAGCGGGCTGGCAAGTTATACCGCTGAAATCGAAAAACAACGAGTTGCATTGCGTTTGGTTACGGAAGACGCACGTGCATATGAGGAAGGCTTGTCCTTCATCAACTCGACAAGTCGTCAATTTGCGATTCCGCAAGAATTAATTACAAGGCAATTCACTCAGTTATCAGCCTCCGTTCTTGGCGCGGGCGGCAATATTAAAGATGCCGAGAAAGCCTTCCTAGGAATTGCCGCTGGTATTCGCGGAACAGGTGGCAGTCTCGAGGACATGGACGCCGCCTTGCGTGCAACTGCACAGGTATTCAGCAAGGGCAAGGTAAGCGCAGAGGAATTGCGGCAGCAAATTGGTGAACGCCTGCCAGGTGCATTTACGTTGTTTGCCAAATCCATTGGCATGACACCACAGCAGCTAGATAAGGCGCTGGAAGATGGAAAAGTATCTCTTCAAGATTTCCAGAAATTCGCTGAAGAGCTATTCAAGAGGTATGGCAAAAACGCTGAAATCAT